ACTGCTGTTAATGTTGTTCCAGTTACAATAGTTGATTGCCAATCTGTTCCAGCACTAAAAGGTAAAGCTGTTACATTAGCTAAAGAAGCATTATCAATTCTTGCAGCATCTAAAGTACCACTTGTAATTTTACTTGCAGCTAATGATGGTATTCTGCTATCTGCTAAAGTACCAGTAGTAATTTTAGCAGTATCTAAATTAGGTATCTCATTAGCATCTAAAGAAATTCTTGCGTTATCTATCGTTCCAGTAGTTAAAGCACTTGCATCATTACTTGCAGGTACATTATCTAAACTAGCTGATTTTACATCACCATTTGCGTCTAGTAAATCTGCAATATTTCTTGCTTTAGTCATGAGGATTAATCCTCGCTAGGTGGTGTGTAGCCAGTTAATGCAGTTGCTTCAGCTTGTGTTAATCCCAAGTCTAATAGCTTTTGATTGCCAGAAACTTTAGCATCTATTTTAGCTTGTGCTTCATCTGCAATAGCTTGTTCAGCTAAAGGTATTTTAGCTTCTATATCTGCTAAAGGAATAGGTGTTTCTCCATTTTCCCAAATAATAGAATTAACATCTTCATTTGTAACACTTAATTGTGCATCAGCTTTAATTAATTGTACTGCTCTCATTATTTTATTTTCCATATTTTACTCCTAAATGTATTCAATTAGTACGCCTATGGCAGTACCATTTGTATTTATATAAGCATTGTTACTTTGTGCTTTTACCACCACATCATAAGTAACTTGTGCTGTTGTATTTGGACTATCTGTAATATTAATAGTCATAGGATTTTCAGTAGAATAAGCACTTGCTACTTCATGTGTTCTAACTACTTCACCATCACCTAAATAAGTGATTACACCCCCAGTAGTTCTTTTAATACCATACGAAAATCTTGCACTAGAAGCACTACCACCACCAGTAAAATCAAAAGAAACTAAAAATTTTGATGATGCTGATTCTGGTGTAACTGCTAATTGAAGTGTATTACTTGCTTCTGTATAACTACTTGAACTTGTAACTCTTTGTGAACCGTCATATGAAGTTGTTATTGATTTTACTTTTCCACTTGGTGCAGTTCCATATTCTGGAGCAGTAGCACCAGAGTTCATTTGAAGAATTTGACCTGCTGTACCTTTAGCTAGTCTTTGTAATCCACTTCCATCTCTGTAAAGTATATCACCTTGTGTTGTTAATGTTGTTGATAAATCAGTTCCATCTGTACCATTAGTACCTGCTGAACTCATTTGTTCCCAGTAAGTACCATTTGATGTTGCGTTGCCTGTTGATGCTAGAATACAAACATAACTAGAACCACCAGATGAAACTACGTCATCTACTGCGTAAGCTGTGCCACTATTGTAAGCACCTTTCCAGTTAAATTTTATTGAACCTAAATTAATTGTCGCCATGTGTTACTCCTTATACTTATTTTTAAATTGTTGCAACTAAATTTCCATTATTATTTACACTAAAAGTAAACCCACTAGCACTAAATAATACATCATCAAACGTGTCAAAAGTAGCAGAATCTATACTGTCTGCACCACCATTTGTAGTAGTTATAATTAATTGACCACTAGCATTTTTATTAAATCCATACACCTCTGCACTACTTGCGTTTCCTGGTTGGAATGTAGAAGCTGAAGTATTATAAACTAATACTTGACCATCTGCTACTCCAGCAGTTGAAACATCGTTTGCATCGTTAATACTAAAATTAGATAAAGAAAAAGTTCCAAAAGCAACAACCATTAAAATATCATTTACTGCAGCACCAGTTCCAATAACTACAGAAGTACCTGTAGTAGCTGTGTAATCTGAATTTGCTAACTTGATACCATTTAAATATACGTCAATAAATCCTGCGTCATATGCTAAAGTTGCAGAATTTGAATCTGCTCCTGTAAAAGTTGTTTGACCAGCAGTTGCTGTATATTCAAATCTATTTGCAGTTCCATTAACTGCCGAACCTGCTGCGATCCATCCACCAGAAGAATAAACTTTCATAGTGTTTGAAACAGTATCGAAATATAAATCTCCAAGATCTAATGCCGAACCATCTGGATCTACAGTTGGAGCTGATGATTGTGGTCCAAGATAGATATTTGCAAAAGCATTAATGTCTGAAAGGTTAGTTGCTGCAGTATTAATTGAAGCTATATTAGTTCCAACATTTGTAACATTAGTATTATTAGTTGCTACTAAATTTATATTTGTTTCATTTGCATTAACTGCATTTATATTTGTTGAATTTGAATTTACTGCAGATACTGCTGCACTTATTCCAGATACATTTGTAATTTCAGTATCTATTCCAGCTACTGTATTTATATTTGCAGAATTTGAATTGACATTATTAATATTAGTTTCGTTTGCAGCTACTGCATTAATGTTTGTACTGTTTGCGTTTACTTCGTTAATGTTTGTTTGGTTTGAAACTGTAGGTGTTAGTTGTAACCATGTTGTAGTTGCAAGATCATAAACTTTCATTACATCATTAGTCGTATCAAAATATAAAGCACCATCACTTAAAGCATTGCCATCATTATCTACTGTTGGGTTACTTGCTTTTGCTCCAAGATAACTGTCATCAAATAAATCAAATGATGCAGCAGCAGCAGAAGCACTTCCTGCAGAAGCCGTAGCACTATTAGCCGAAGCAGTAGCTGAATTAGCACTAGCCGTAGCAGAATTAGAAGAATTTGTTTCAGCAGTTTCAGCATCGTTTTTATGTGATAAAGCTGTTGTTGCAGAACTAGCTGCATTGGTTGCTTGAGTTGTTGCAAGAGTAACTTGGTTAGTCGCTAAAGTTACTTGAGCTGCACCATTATTTGTTGCGTCTACAGCACTAGCTGCTGCTGCAGTTGCAGAGTTAGAAGCATTAGTTGCTGAAGTTGTCGCACTAGCTGCGTCTACCAAAAGATCCCATTTAGCACTATCTGTATTAGTTGTTAAAGGTTGACTACCAGATGATGTATGACCTATGTTACATAAAAATATATTATTTGTTGATGTGTCTTTTACAATATCTCTAGCAGCATAAGTAGTTGATGCAGACCAATCATTTTTAAAAGTTCCTAGTTCTTGAGTTACAACAAGTTCGCCAGCAGAATCAAAACCAAATACTTTTCCAGCTCTATCAGTATCACCAATAGAAAATTCTGTAGAAGTCATTGTGTTTGTTCTTGATAATTTAATTGATCTATCTACTTCTTCTTGCAGTTGTTGTACTGCCATCATAGATCTATCTAATCCTTCTTCATGACTTTCTGCAGGAAATGCGTCATTAGCAATATAATCAATTGATTGTGTTTGAGGTAATGCTCTTCTTAATACAACTGTTTCTGTAGCACTTGGAATGTTACCAGATGTAAATACAATAGTTCCACCATTTGCAGCACCAGCACCTGTAACTGTATAGTGAGTAGTTAAAGTCTTAACTGTTTCAACTCCTGCTGTATCTCTAATAATAACTTGAATATCTGCGTTTGCAAATATTTTAAAAGTATAGTTAAAGGTATCTAAAGTACCATTACCAGAGTAGGAATTTTTTACTGTTGTCGATGATATTGTCATATGCTAAAAACCTTTAAACAATCTTGATGGTTTTGTAAATAAATATTCTTGTTTATATTCTTTTTTCATTCTTTTATCTACTCTTTATTGATTAAAATCTGGTATTATTGAACCTGGTTTCATGAAGTATTTTTGACCTCTTTTTTCTGAATGATTTGTTTTCATTCTATTCCAATATCCAGGATCAAGAAACTCTTTAATTTGATAACCAATTAGATAATCATAGGCAGCTTTACTGTAATATAAATTTAAAAAAGGTGTATGACCTTCAGCTAACTCATAAAATTTCTTACCTGCTTTTTTAGGATCGTTCATAGATTGAGCCATATCAAAGAATTTTTTAATATCTCCTGCAGTTGGTCCAAGAGCAGTTTCAAGTATACCATTACCATATTCATTTTGTATTTCACTTATTAGGAAATCACCATAAATACCACCCCCACCACCTTGTGCGAATGCTTGTAATATAACACCTTTCTTTTTAGGATCTCTAGGTGTTCTACCTCTAATCATATCTTTTGTAGACATTGCTATATAGCCAAAAATAGTACCCATTATTAAAAGACTTGATAAACCTTTAAGCATTGGTAGGCTACCTTCGTCTGCTCCATAAGAATATATTTCTCTACCAATAATTTTCTTCCACATACTTATTGGAAAACCTTTAAACTGCATTACAAATCTAATTGTTTCCCCCATTGGAGTACCTTTTTCTAAACCTTGATTCATGATTGCTCTAGTTGCAGCATCTGGCTCTGGAGATCCATGCATACCTTGATCAACCAAAACATTTCTCCAAGTTAATTCTAAATCTTTTTTAAAGTTTCTTATTTCTCTTTTAGATAAATCTCTACCAACATACTTTATTATTTCTGCATTAGATAATTCATCTACACCTTCTGCTGTTAAATATCTCTTATTATCAACTGCTAAAGTTTTAATTGAACGAAGCATATCCCATTTACCTTCATCAATTCCATATAGGTTTAAAAAATTTCTTTCTCTTACATCTAAATCTTTTAATTTTGTTTCAGCTAACATTCCATAATGTCTAGACAAACCTAATATCATTGAACTTTTTAATCTTGATACCCATCCATTTAGTGAGTTCCATTTAAAAAATGTATTTTGTAACTCACCCATTTTACCCCAACTATCATTACCTGCAGCATACACATTACCTCTGTAAGCTGTAGCAGTATAAGAGTTACTTACTACCTGTAAAACTTCCATTGCAGCTTTATCATTTGCATTAAATAATCCTGTTAATGCTTCAAACAAACCACTCAATAATCCTCTACCTTGGAAATTTGATGTTCCCATATATTGAGGTATATCTCCAAAAGATGTAATAGGTGTCATACCTAGTCTAGCCATTGCTCCTGTAGATCTAATTATCATTCCTGTTTTTGCTAATATTTCATTAGCAATACCATTAATACTTCCATCTATTTCTTTAAATTCACTTTCAAAATTTTTAAAATTTAATTTTTTAACTTCTTTAAAATTTGTTTTATATTTTTTTCTTAATAAACTTAAAACTTTTTCTACAGTATCTTTAGGATTAGTTCCTAGTGTTTGCATTAATGCAATGTTTCTTGTGCTAGTAGTTATTACACCTAATACATTTTCTTTTAAAGAGGGTTCTCCAAACTTAACACTGTATTCCTGTCTGCTTTTTGAATTTTTAAAATGTAAAACTCTTGACGCATTTAATCTGTTGGTTACATTTCTTGTACCAAAAATACTTCCAGCACCATCATGTTTTGTGTGATCTCCAGACATTAAACTATCAAAAATATCATCTAAAATTTTATCTATTTCTTTAGGATCATTTACATTTACAAAACTTCTTTTTAAATCTAATCTTGGTTTAATATATTCTCTCCAAGCTAATTGAATATCTTTAATTAATTTAGATCCATTAGCAGCTCTACCCATTTTTTCTGTATTGTGAGACATTCTTGTAATCCAATCATCTATCTGACCTATGTTTGCTCCTAGATCATTTAGTTGACCTCTCAAATCAGCTTGTATATCTTTTAAAACTTTAGCAATCTGTGCAGCTTCTGCATTACCAGAAATCAAACCTCTCATTTCATCTTGAATTTCTAAATCCATTTTACCAGAACTTAAAGCATCCCAAGAAGTAGGTGATATGTCATTAATTGCTTTAAAGAATTTATTGAAATACATTTCTTCCCCTGCAATTTGTCTTGATCCAATAGAATCTCTAGCAATGTTAGAAAATTTTTGATTACCAACAAGTATTGCTAAAAAACCTTCAGAGGGTTTTATTAAATATTTAGAAACAGATTTATCTGAAGATAATTCTACAGCATCTATTACTTTTTGATATATCTCTATTGCCTTCATGTTGTTGTCGGCAAGATTTCTTTTCTTTACAGCTTGATCATATTCAAATTTATCGATAACTTTTTTTGCTAAAATTTTATCTGTTTTAATTTGTGCTTTATCAAACTTACTTTCATTAACTGCTATTTTAGCTTCATCTAAAATTTCATTAATTTGTTCATCAGATATAAGATCACCTGTTAATCTTTTAACTTCTTTAAAACATTTTGATAATTTTTTTACATCCATGATTAACTATTCCTTTTAGTACAGTGAGTTCCAGCTTCTATAGCTTCTCTTAATTTAGTTTTGTTTTTTATATTGTTGTTTACTTTTTCAATTTCATTTTTAGAATTATCTAATACAGAAATATCTTCATCTTTAATATCTAATTGTTTTTGTCTAAATTTAACTGTTTGATTTAAGTTTTCTCCTTCAATTTCTATTTCAGAAGTTTCTTTTTCTTTTCTTGTTTGTTCTACTTCTGTTACATTTTTTTTATTATTAGCATTAATACCTTCTTTTTGTTCTTGAAGTTTAGCTTCGTCAGCTTGTTTTCTTTTTGCTGCAAATAAATCTCTTTCTGTTTTTTGTAGGTTTCGCAAGTTTTGTAAATAAATTTTTGCAGATTTTCTATCTTTAGGTTTTTTTCTTACATTTTTAAATTTATTTTTAATTGTAACAACGGGAATTTTAGAATCATTAGACACTATTTGATTTCCTCTTTGTTCATCATTACCAAAATTTCTTTTTTTTGTAGTTACATTTTTATTATAACTAACTTCAAATCCTTCTTTTTCTAAACTTTTATAAACTCTTAAAGCTGATTCAGATATTGAATCATCTGATACAAAATTTAATTTTTTATCAAAAGCATTTTTAATTGCAATTTTGTAAAGTGCTTTACCTGCTCCAGTATTTCTGTATTTTTTAGAAATCTTAACATCATTAACTACCATAGCATTTAAATCTTTTGAATATTCTGTTTGAATAATATATTTTTCTTGTTTACTTGCAGGAATACCAGAGTATTCTTTTATTGATTCTTTTGTTTTTGATGATACTGAAAAATAATCTTTTTGAGAAGTTATTTCAAAATCGTCTATATTTTTTAATATTTTTTCATCTGCAATAATATCTATTTCTTGTGGTATTTTTTCATCACTACCTAAAGCATCTTTATATAACCTTTTATATTCTTTAATTTGATTATCTATTTTATTTAATCCTTCATCACCTATTCTAGTTTTTTCAACTATAACATTTCCAGTGTCTACTTTTTCTCCTTTTAAAACTTTACCAACAGAATATCTTAATAGAGCCTGTTGATTTTCTGGAGAGATTGCAGCAAGTTTTTGATATATATTTGGCTTACCTCTTTTCTCTGCAATAAAATCTCCTATTCTGCCAAACCCAACATGAGCTGCCGAACCTATAAATCCACCTACAGCTATGTTAGCAAAAGAATCCCACGCATCATAATTTGCTTGCTCTGATTTTGCCACACCATAAACAAGTGGCTCAACAGCTGTATTACCAACAAAACCTTCAACTAAACCTTTTTTCATTCTAGCAACATTCTTACCAGATCTTGCTACCATGTTTGCAAATCTAGCTTGACCAACAACAGGAACAAAAGATGCTGCAAGATTTATTGGATCTAAAAAACTTGTACCAAGAGATTCTAAAAAGAAAAAACTTTTAGCAAGTTTACCATCTGGACCTCTGGCAATAACGTCTGCTCTTTCATTTTCTAATTCTTTTCTTTCTACAAGATAATCAACTAAACCAGATCTAGTATCTTTTTCAAATACTAAACCAAGATGTCCATATTGTTTATTTAATTCGTCTCTATCTAAATACTCACTACTTGATTGATATGCTTTAGTTTGTTCTACAGCTCTTAACACAGAAGATGTTGGGTTATAATTCCAAGCATTCATAAATGTTGCACCAGCAGTTTCCCAAAAGCCACTTTTAGTTTGATTATATAAAGAACCTATTTCTTGTTCAGAAGGTTCAAATGTACCTAATCCAAAATTTATCATTATCTAATTTTATCCATTAAATTAGAAAGTTTTTTGGCTCTTGATTCTGTTTGTTGATGCCATTTAGTTTTTCCTATTTTTTTACTAATATTTTTATAATCTTTACCTTCAAAATTATAAAGCATATGTTCAGAAGCTAACTGATATTCTTTTTCATTTATTGCTTGAATTGTTTTTTTAAATTTACTTAAACCTGTAGTACCTAATTGGAAACCCATTTGAACTAATATACTATAAGCAGTTGGATTAATATTTTTATCTGTAACTAATTTATCTACATCTTTAATTACTATTTCTAAATCTTTTTTAAAAATAATATCTACTTCTTTTTGTGTTAAAGTGTTAATATCAAAACCATATATTTTTCCACTTTTTTCTTCTGCTTCTGTTATTCTATGACCTTTTCCAACAGTTCTAAAATCTTCTATAACTTCTTTTCCATTAACATTATATTTTAAATTATAAGGTTTTAATTCATTACCCTCATCATCTGATAACATTTTAATATTATTATTATCAGCTAAAAATTTTTCTCCTAATGTTGGCATATCTGCGTTAGCTTTTGATACAAATAAATTTCCAACAGTATCAACAGCACTTCCCAACGTCATACTTTCTCCACCTATGTTTTGATTCTCATCTAAAACAATTTCATCTAAATAACTTAAACCATCATCTTCATCCACTAATTGTATATCTTCATTTGTTCCTGGAAATTTTAATTCTGTACTTAAAATACCTTTATCATTTTCAGTAGGTACTTTATAAAATTCTATTTTATCACCATTTGCATTTACAATAGGATGTTTTGCTCCATTTGCAAATTCTGTATAAACAACAAAACCTGTCATATCGCTATTGTTTAACATTTTACTATGATTTTGAATATTTGATAAAATTCTATCTCTTACTTTTTCTTCAGTTAAATTTTCTACTCCTGCAAGTGTAGCAAAATGCATATAACCATCTTTACCCATAAATTTATCTACATATTCTTCATTAGTTTCTATTTCTAAAAGAACTGCTTCTACTTTTTGTTCTAATAATATTCCCTTTGTTTTTTCCCCATTAACATCTGATGCAATCAAATAAGTTTCATCAGCTCCTATACGAAAATCTTTTAAAAATTCTTTTGAAGCAGATTTAACAGCTTGGTCTATAGTCATATTTTTTGTTTCTATTCTATACAAAGCAGACTTATAAATTGTTTTTTGAATGTTTGCTGCATATTCTGTTGAACTTATAGATCCTTCTCCTTGAGCATAAATTACATTTTTATAATCATCTAACTCTTTAGCAATTGCTTTTTCTATAGTATTAAATTTATCTCCATCTTTCATTCCAGATCTAACTAAAGATTCTAATGTTTCTAAATTTTGTGTACTTGAAGAATAAATATCTTTTTTTAAAGGTACACTATTTGTACTTAACGCAGTAATATAATCTTGTGGAATTTTTAAATCTGATAAATGAACTAAAACTTTACTCATGTTGTTGTCTCCATACATATTTTTTGTAAACATTTCTAAATTAATTTTATCTTCTGCTGAAGTTTCTGGATCTGTAAGTGTTGTTATTATTTGTTGCATTTCAGCATTACTAGCAACTCTAATCTTTTCAACTTCTAAATCTCTTTGTTTATTAATTAATAAATCTATTAACTTTGTTTTTTTATCTTTTATAAGTTTAGGATCTGTTTCCGATTCTAACTCTTGATAAGCAAATTCTACATCTTTATCAAATTCTTTTATAAAACCAACTGCATCTTCTTTAAGAGCCTTCTTTTTACCTGCTACAATTCCCTTAACATATGTTTTGTTTGCGTTACCTTTTACTTCTCCATGTAATTCATAAAATTCTTTTATTTGACCATCTGCTACTTCTTCTGTTAATGATAAAGGAGTGTTAAGAAGTATAGCATTATTTGCTGCACGATCTTTAGAAAATGTTTCTTGTTCAATCATTTCATTTACAATTCTTGTTGGTAATACCATTGAAGCAGTTTTCATATTAAATGATGTTTCTTTACCTACGGCAATTTTTGCAAGATGATCATCGTACTGATCTTTAATCATAGGTGCTAAAGTTATTTTAGCTTTCTCTATTAATTTTTTTCTTGAATCATATGTTAAACCTTGAAAATCTTTTTCATCCATTAACATAGCTAATGCTTCTCTAGGAGATTCTGAAATCATTTTATCTGCTTCTAAAAATTTTATTTCATTAGGTATTTCATTTACCATTTTTTCTAAAATAGCATTTGGAATTTTGCCTTGATAATTTGTAACATACAAATCTTCTAAATCTCTTTGCAACACTTCATAATCAAAACCATCAGTAAGATCTAAAGCTGTTAACATTAATCTTGATTTTTTCTTACTTACTTCTGTATCTAAAGAAATTAAAGTATTTCTTTGAACTGCTGTGCTTGTTCTGAAAATTCCTTTTTGAACTTCAGCTAAAGCATACTGATTAAATAAAGTTTGTGAATTTTTATTACTTGCTAAACTATTAAATTTTTGTATTTTTATATTTGATTGATTTTTAATTAAACTTTGTGCTTGCTCTTCGTTTTCTAAATTACCTGCTTCAGTATAAACCTTCTGCATCTCTCTAATAAAATCATTTTCTAATTTTAATGCTTCTGTTTTATTTTCAAAATCTTTTTGTTTAACTTTATGTTGTACAATTTCTTTTGTTATGGGTGCTATAGCAGATCCCATAGTTTGATTTAAACTCATTTGAATATTAGATTTAACAGATCCAACTTCACCTGTTATTGTTGCTTGAGTTGTGAATGTAGGTATTTTTGGCATTATTCTGTTGTTCCCATGTTATAAGGATCATAGTAATTTCCATCACTTTGCATACCACCAGTATATGTTTTACTATAATCTTTACCACCACCAAAATTATTCATATTAAGTAGGCTTGTTGAAGTAGATGCAATAGTTTGATATTGAGCAAGTCTTGCTTGTTCTCTAGCCATCTGACCAGATATTCTAGCAAAGTTTGCTTCTTCAATTTTTTTAGATTGAGCAACTTTAGAATTGTATCTCATAATATTTTCTTGCATATACTTTTCTCTAGCATTAGCAGTTGCTATTCTATATGCTGTGCCTTGTCCAGAAACTACACCAGATTTAGCAAGGTTTACTTCTACTGAACCTTTTAATTTTTCGTATGAGTTATTAAATCTAGCAATATCAAATTCAGTTTTTTTTTCTATTTGTACGGCTTCAGCTTCAGCAACTTTAGCATTACGTTCATTAATAGATTGATTAAACTTTCCAATCTTACCTTGTTGTTGAAATGTAGCTGCTCCAATTGCACCAACTACTGCTGCTTGCCATCCCATTAGAATAACCTCGCATACATATACTGATCAGAACCATCAAAACCAAATTTTTTCATTAAACCTTCTTCCTCTAATCCTAACCATTTAGCAAATTTTAAACCTGTTGTATAGTCTGCTCTTATAGCACTTTGAACTCTATTGATATTGTTTTCTTTAGCAATTCGTGCAAAATCTTTTTTAATTGCTTTCGCAACAGACAATGGATAATCCAAAACATCTTTAGTTGCTAGCACCCAACCTTCTGCAACACCACTCCAAATAATTTTCATGCCTGCAGCAAAAATAGGTTTGCCATCAATCATACCTGTAAATGCTAAATTCTCTTGTTCTAAATGCATTGCGTTACCTTCAAACTCCATATCTTTATCCATCAATACATGATTCATTTGTTGTTTCATAATGTATTGACCATGCTCACCTTTGTACTTTACAATATTGATTATCCTACTATCCATCGTTTGTTTGAAGTTTAGGATATAATGACAGTATCGTCAAAGGTAAAGGTTGAGTTTGTCTAACAAATATAAAACCATCTGTTTCATAATTTCCTCTAAATTCTACTTCTTTGTCTCCAGTAAATACACTGATACCACTATTCATAGCATTAGCTGAAGATCTAAAAGGTATTCTTTCCATGTTATCTAAATCTGGTCCAACCTCGACACCAATACTTTCATAAAGTCTAACAGTAATGTCATAAATTCTTTTAGTTTTACTTTGTGATGTACCATTTTGTGAGCCAGCATCTATTCTCATTGTTTGTAATAAAGATGTATAAGGTAAACCAATTTTAACTTTAGTTGCAGATCTTTCTAATATAACTTCACCAGAACTAACAACTTTGTTTGGATGTGCTGCACCATTTGCTAATATAGATACTGTTTGACCTTCAAGATGAGCAAGACCAGATATAGTTGAAGCAGCTGAACCATCATAAGATAATTGTGAATCTAAAAAATTAAATGAAGTATCATCTGTTTCATCAAAATCATATTCATGAATATATTCTATGTATCTTTTTGTAGCACCATTGATTGTTCTTTTTACAATTACCCATGTTTGATATTCTGAATCATCTGTTGGAATAGTTGCAACACTATCACAAACTGCGTTACCACTTCCAAATGATCCACCAAATATATGTCTATGCCAAGCAACTACTTGTTGTTCTCTTTGATAAGTTAATCCAGCTAGTTGACCATCATTTCTAGCACACCAAATAATTTGATTAGGCTCTTGTTGATATGATAATTGTTTAAACCCACCTTCAGAAATATGTTCTGCAAGGATAGTTAAGTCTGGAGCAAGGTATCCATCTACGTCAAAATTGTAAGCTAGTTCTCTTAATTTTCTTCTTGCTCTTTGTAAAAATAAAGTTGCGTTACCTACTGCTAAAGCATCTACATTTGCTGCACCATTGTTAGATTGTTTTTTAATTAATATGTTTGTAGGTGTAATTGCAATATCAGTTCCACCACCACTAACTGCAAACTCACCACCAGCAGTACCAATAATTAAAGTTCTTGTTGCTGTCATAAATCTAATTGCATTAACTTGGTTAGAAGCAATAGTATAAATAATAGAATCATCATCTGCTACAGTTTCGTGATAACCATCATCCATATTTTCATAATCACCAGACTTTGAAAAAAATAATGTTTGTGGTTGAGATAATGTTGCTGCGAATACTAATCTTTGTTCAAAAAAAGTTACGCAAGAAGGATGACCAGTAGTAGAACTAAATGATCCTAGTGCAAAATCAGTTGTAGCAGAACCATTAGATATATCTGATAACACTTCAGCAGTAACTACTGTTGTTGATGTGTATGCTGTAATTTTTGCATGACCATCAAGTACATGAACTAATCTACCTACATCTGTTGACAACCATCCTTGGTTAGAGTTTACTCCAGTAGTTGATGATAATGTTAGTGTAGCTGATTGACCTTTGTTAGTATGAGAAGATGTCATAGTAGTTGTTTCAATATTATGATCCATGAATGGACCATTTGTGAAAGCAACATCTGTTAATGTCCAAGATGTATGACCAGTTCTAGATAATTTTTTTACTGGATGACTAGGATGACAAACATACATAACGTCAGCTGATTGTGCATATTTAATATCAAATAGTTCTGCTTCTAAATAAGGTGAACTAATTTCATAAGCCGAACCACCAGATAATATTTGACCATTGTCTTTATAAAATCTTATGTATTGATTACCAAACTCTAACATATAAGTTTGTGTTGTAGAAAATTCAAAAGGAATTAATCTTGTTTCTTTAGAACTATCTTTTACTTCTGCTACAAATTGTGTACCAGATCTTCTAGCTGCAGCTCCATGAGGATAAACAATCATGTTTTCTAATGTCTTACATCCTGTAGGATATTTTTGTAAATCGTTTCTGCCATCTAATCTAGGAGACAGCTCACCACCTGTAAAGTTCGTTAATTGAACAGCAACTCTAGCCATGGGTTAATACCTTGAGTTTATAAAAGAAGAAGCACCAACAACATCTGATTGACCATTATCTGGATTAGTATTTTGACCTTCAGTAGCATCTACGAACCTTGCTTCTCTTAATTTATCTTGAAACAATTTATACATATTAGAAGCCGTAGGATTAGATGAAGTTACAGCATAAGCAATATCTGCTGCTAGTGATGCAGAAATTGTTTCTCTTAATAATTCATCATACTCGTTAGCATCTGTTACTCTTGAAACATATTGAATTTTTACTGTTGCATGATTTGCTAAAACTTTTCTACCTTCAATTTTATAATCGTAATCATAATTTAAAATTGTAATAACTCTTAAGCAATCAGCAGGTAAAGTAAATTGATAACTAAAACCCCATGAAGGTGTTGCAGTATCTTTTGCTAGTTCAACTCTTTTAATTAAACAATTCCAAGGATGAGATCTAAATAAACTATCTCTAACTTGTGTGTATCTTGCGTTGCAAAGTCTTGCGTTCTTTGAATCTTCTGTAAGTGTAAGTATAGTTGATGCACCTAGTTGATTTAATGCTCCATTACAAATGTCTACTACTGATGCCATATTACTTCCTTATTATATACTTGCGTCTTATTTGTCTATCTTTTTTTAAAGCAAAGATTTCTTCTATTGTCTTACCTTGTTTTTTGTCAAAACCATAATGATTTTTACCATCATGTTGAAACCTGTCTACTAAAACGTATCTGTAAATATAATTACCTTTCTTTAAATGTACTACAGTTTCTAAAGTTTTTGTTTCTTTTGTCATGCACTCTAGGGGGTTTCCACTCTCGCTTCCACCCCCTAAAATTTATTTACTATGCTTCGTGAGCAAGTATTTCTACAACTTTAGCTTCTTCCATTCTAGTACTTCCAAAAGCAGCAGAATAGTAAACTTGAGTTGCGTAACCTTTGTCAGATCTTTCATCGATTCTAGCAGTAGAGTCTTTACCCATAGCTAATGCAAGACCATCTTGTACGAAGGCAATACATTTTCTTTTGCTTGAAGCGATTGATAGTCTGTTAGTTACACAGAAATCAAAACCTAAGAAAGTATTAACATCACCAGATGCTAATGCTTTTACTGTGTTGAAATCACTTGAAGTTACTTCAGTAGTTCCTAATAGATCAGAGATCTGTTTTGGAGATACTATGATGTATCTTTTTAGTGAAGGATCAACATCAGCTAGATCGATGATTTCTTTCGCTTGTCTTAATTTAGCGATAGTTAAACCAGCAGTTCCAGCTTCAGCGATTTTTTGACCAGCAGGTAATGCAACAGCAGTACCACCAGCAACACCTGTGTCAGATGAACCAGTTGCAGCAGCGATGATAGCATCATCCATTGCTCTACCCATTGCATAAGCAGCAGCTTGAGCATAGCTAGAAGTAGGATCTACTAACATTCTTACTTTATCTAGATCATCTACAAGATCTGCAAACTCGTAATCAACAAGTGATACACGTCTTCTACTATGTGGTGTATCTGCTTGTGGAGTATTCGAGTGTCTGCTTGATCTTACAGTTGCAGTTACAGAACCAATTTGGTCAAAGAAAGCATTTTTCCCTGTAACAGATTCAAGTCTCACTTTATCTCTTAAAAGTGATCCTTTTTGTTGTGATAACATTTGTATGTTTGAACTATATTGTTCTACAAATGCTTTTGTTATTTCAGTTGACATATTATGTCTCCTATTATTGTTAAGTTAATGTTAAAACAAAACAGAGACGTTATCAGAAATTCTGGCTTCTCTTGGATTTAAAGTCTTTTAGACTACAAGTCTATTCCTTGTTGGCAGTAAGGTTCTTACGAATTGTCTTACTTTTGTTAGGCGAATTTTCACTCGCCTTACAAACCCATTTATAATATTCTTCGCAGATTGGCAAGGGATTAGATTTTTGATTTTCTGATCCACTCTCTACAACAATACGAAGTATTTCTAATCTTATTTCTTCTTTATCCATTTAACATAGTTCTTAAAGTAAATACTTGTTGAACTATCTTGTCATGATCTGGATGAGATTTATTCCAATATGGACCACTTGTATCATTTACAAGTTTACTAATTTCAGCTTGGTAATCTGTACCTTGATCCATACCTTCGCTTTCTGTACTAATCAATTTATCTTCAGACATAAGATTAGCAATGTTTGCAAAACCTTTTATGACAGAAGGATGATCTCCAATACGAGTACCATCTTTTAGTTCCATATTAAGTATATCTTCACTCATGTTTGCTTTAGCAATTGCTCCAGCTCTTTTTATATTCTCATCATAAGATCTACCCCACTCTTTACGAAGTTCTTGTTCAGCATTTGCTTGAGCAGTTTCTGTATCTACTCTTGCTTGTTGAACAGATCCTTCCATAGAATTTTTATAGTATTCTAAAATTCCTTGAGCCTGTTTATTATTCAAACCAAGTTGGTGAGCATTCTCTGCAAATTGTTTTATTGCATTCTCATCTAACGAAGCTGTTTCAGATTGTACTTCTAACTTATATTTATCTGCAGATTCTGGTCTGCCAAGTTTTCCATACACTTCATTCCATTGATCGTCTGTTGAGTTTTCATTTGGTATTGCTACTTTGTCTTGACCAATCATTCTAGTTGCGTTGATATAGCTTTTAGCTAACGCATCTATTTCAGTAAATTTAGAAATATTAGGATCGTTTCTAAACTCTTCCGAGATTGTTTCTTTCCAAGAGTTGGTAACAGTTGGTTGTTCAGTTACTTGAGGAGTGTCTGTAGTAGTTTGTGTTGTCTCTTCTACAGGCACATTAGTTTGTGTTATCTGTTCACTTGACATTTTTATTCTCCTTACGTAGCATTGTTTTTATAAATAGAAGTACACTACGTTGACCTTCCATATATGCACTCTCATGACTATCACCTTTTACATTAGTGGTAGAATGATAATGACATCTTTTTTCTAAATCAGACAAGACTTCTTTGCCTTCGTCTGTGTTAAAAATATGTTGATAGCTGTCTCTTAATTTTTTTATTATTTGTTCCAGTTCTTTGTTTTGGTTCATACTATTCAGCTTCTGAATTAGCTAATGCTTGTGCTTCTTCTGGCAATGCTTTTGCTAATGGTGCTATATCTCTCCCTGCTTGTGCTACTTGTTGCATCTGTTGCATCTGTTGTTGTTGTTCAGCTTGTGCTGCTGCTTCTTGTCTTTCAGCATTTAGTTCAGCTTGTGGCTTCAAAATTTTTTGAGGTACACCAACAATGCTAGTTAAATGCCTAACTAATTTATCCATATTGATATGGTCAAATACTGGAGCAACATTTGATAAGCTACCTAAAATTTCAACTGCTCTCATAATAGATGACAGCTCTGTAGATTTTTGTGCTTTAGCAAGTGGTGATACATATTCAATTTCTATATCTTGACCAGATAAAAATTCTGGTGGATTAGGAAATAAATTTTTTCTCATTAAAATTGCAAACGATCTATCAATCAATGGCTTTAATAATTCAGATTGAAGTCTACCAAGAACTGGTCCAAGTAATCTCATCTTCTCTTCATTTCTTTGAATGACTTCTGTTGCCGTCATTTGTGGACCATCTTGCATTTGTAATTGATTTACATAGAAAGCATTTCTGATTGAGTTTCTTCTTTGCTCTTCCATATTTAAACCTAGTGTATTATTTGCACCAATGTTTAATGGTTCAATTCTATCTCTAGTTCCTGCTCTGTAGAAGTTTAGTCCACCAGGTACAGTTCTTACAGGTAACATAAAGCCATCGTCTGGAACAAGTAAAGGTGGATCAACTTGTTTTTGTGCAGACTTAATTATAACTTTAGACATTTCATTTAGCATCTTAACGTCTGGCAAAGCTGTCATTGCAGGAGATCTACCATAAATTTCGTGTGATGCTTTTAAATATCTAGGAACTACAAATGGAAATTCTTTAAATCCAGATACAGATAATTCATCTCCAGAATCAGCATCTAAGTATACAGATTCAAATGGCATATTTTCTTTATCTTGTTTTACAGGATTAAAATCTGATCTAGGATAAACAGCATGAAGTATTTCTACTTCTTCATAAGGATCTTTCTTTGCTATAACTGCTATGTTAGTTGATACAGTTTTAAACTTTTGTATTGCAGCTCTTGCAGATATTCTAAACTTTCTAAATACTGTATCTATTCTACCTTTGTCATTTTCCGAAATATACATTTCATTAATGTGTCTTGTAGAAAATTTTAAATCATCTTCATCA